ATGAACAGAACCGAAATCCCCCGCGACAACAACGCCCGTTGGGAGTGGATCAAATACCAGCTCCGCACCAGAGGATCGTCCCTGGCTGAGGTTGCTCGCTCCCTCAACGTCTCCAGCCCAGCGGTCAAAAACGCAAAACTGACCCCCTACCCTCGGGTAGAGCGCGCCATCGCTGCCGTCCTCAACCTCAGCCCCCTAGTGCTGTGGCCGGAGCGCTGGCTCGACGAAGAGAATCCGAAGCGGCAGCGGCCGAATCGTTCGGAGACCTTGCAGGCATATGTCAGACATATGCCAGGTGCTGAGGAAAATACCAGATACGCTGACCAAGCGCAGCGTAAAGCCGACGCGGGGGCTTGAACATGGCCCGCCGCAAAGACGACCGCACCCTAGACATCTTCGATGTTCCGCAGCCGGCTCGCGCTATACCCGGTGAGTGCAACTATGCCGCCCAGGTCAGCGAGCTGGTCAGCGAAATTCTGAAGGCCGCCAACCTCGACCGTTACGAGATTGCAGCCCGCATGTCGCGCCTATCTGGCGATGACGTGAGCAAGAACATGCTCGACGCCTGGTCGAGTCCCGCCCGAGCTGATCACAACCTGCCTTTCTACCGCGCCGCCCTCCTGGAGGACGTCTGCGCGAGCCACCTGCTGACCAACTGGCTGGTCGATGTGCGGGGTGGTCGCGTGGCCTATGGCCGAGACGCACTGCTCGCCGAACTGGGCCGCCTGGAGCGGACCCGCGAGGAAGCGGGTCGGCAGGCGCGTGAGCTGAAGCGAATCCTGGGGGAACCGTGATGGAAACCACCAACCTGACGGCGCTGCTCAGCAACCTGCGGCACGCCACCGAGTTCTGGAACGCAGTGAAGGAATCCGGCCCTGATCAAGACACCACCACTACTGGCGTCTTTTCGGACGCTCGTGAGTGGCTGACAACCGCCGCGCTTGCCCTCGGCAACGCCCTGATCGCCCAGCGCGAAGCTGCTGGAGGCGACCATGAGTGAATGGTTCTCTGCCCAAGAGCTTGCAGGGTTGCCAGGGGTTCCTGGAACCGCGCGAAACGTCAAAGCAATGGCCGAGCGTAAGTCGTGGAGTGGACGGCGCCGCGTCGGCACCAAGGCCATCGAGTACCACGTTTCGGCCCTGCCGAAGGAAACCCGCGCCGCGCTGCTGAACGCCGCCCTGGGCGAGGTGGCCACCAAGGCGGTCCGCCAGGAGACGCAGCTGGCCCTGGTCGAAACCAACCGCCAGCAACTGGTCGCCGATGCCCGCCAGGGGGTGCTGCACGCCCTAGACCTGATGATGGCCCGCACCGGCTACAGCCGGAAACGCTCCATTACCCTGATGCTGGACATGGCGCGCCTCGGCCAGGTCGAGCCGCAGCTGCTCGCTATGCTCAAGATGGCCCGCGATCCTCGCGGCCGCCCGAGCGCGGATGGCCTGCCGAGCGTGCGCAGCCTGGAGCGCTTCCTGGACCAGGCCGAGCGTGGCGCCCTGGTGCCGAAGGTCCGCCGCCCGGACATGAGCGTTCCCGACTGGGCGCCTGCCTTCATGACGATCTACCAAGGGCCGGAGAAGCGCAGCGCCCGCGCTGCCCATGCACTGCTGGAGAAGCACTGGCAGGGGCAAATGCCCAGCCTGGACCAGGTCTATGCGTTCCTGCGCAAGGTCGGCAACGTCAGCCGCGAGGTCGGGCGCATGGGTGAGCATGAAATCAAGGCACTGCGCCCGTTCATTCGCCGCGACTTCACCAAGCTACTCCCGACCGACGTCTATTCCTGCGACGGCCACACGTTCGACGCCGAGGTCCAGCACCCGATGCACGGCCGGCCCTTCCGGCCGGAAATCACCACCATCATCGACATCCGTACCCGTCGAATTCCGGGATGGTCCACCGGCCTGGCCGAGTCGGCCCTGGTGGTGGTCGATGCCCTACGTGACGCCTGCATCAAGGGCGGCGTCCCGGCCATCTTCTACGTGGACAACGGCTCGGGCTACGTCAACCACATGATGCGCGACGAGGCGGTCGGCCTTATGGGCCGCCTGGGCATCGATATGAAGAACAGCCTGCCCTACAACAGTCAGGCGCGGGGTGTGATTGAGCGCGTCCACCAGAGCCTGTGGATTCGCGCCGCCAAGGAACTGCCCGGCTACATCGGCGCCGACATGGACCGCCAGGCCAAGCTGGCCACCTTCAAGCTGACGCGCCGGGCCATCGCCAAGGGCGGCACCATGCCGCTGATGTCTTGGGAATCTTTTGTCGCGTTCTGCGAACAGCAGATTGCCGAGTACAACGACCGGCCGCACAGCAGCTTGCCGCGCATCGTTGACCCGAACACCGGCCGCCGCCGCCACATGACCCCCAACGAAGCCTGGGCGCTGCACGAAGCGGAGGGTTTCAGCCCGATGCGCGTCACCGACGACGAGGCCCGGCCGCTGTTCCGACCCCAGGTGCTGCGCACCGTCCGCCGCTGCGAACTGGAGTTCATCGGCAACCGCTACTTCGCCCGCGAGCTGGAGGAATTCCACGGCGACCAGGTGGCCGTGGGCTACGACATCCACGACGCCAGCAGGGTGTGGGTCTACGACGGCGAGGGCCGCTTCCTCTGCACCGCAGAGCTGAACGGCAACAGCCGCGACTACATGCCAGCTTCGTATGTCGAGCGTGCCCGCGAGAAACGCGCAGAGGCCCGCGAGAAGCGCGCCCTGGCTCACCTCGACGAGATTCGCGCCGAGCGTGACGGCGGGTATGCCCTGGAAATGGATGCGCCGCTGTCCATCCCCGGCCTCGGCACGATCACCCCCGAGCAACTCCGGTCGCGCAGCGCCGCGACCCTTGAAGTGCAGGCCGAGCGGATCGATGAACCGCACCCGACCGCAGCCACCACCCAAGCCACCACCGCCCAGGTCTTCACCCTGCCGACCGCTCCCGCCCAGCGCTACCGGCAGTGGTGCGAGCTGGCCGAGCGGCAACGCTCCGGCCTGCCCATCGAGCCGGACGCCGCCCAGTGGTTCGAGGTTTACCCCAAATCCAAAGAATTCGCCGCCCAGCAGCGGCAAGCATGAAAGGAGCTGTATTCATGACCACCCCGAAAACCACCCAACTGGCCAATGGCATGGCCGACATCGCCAACATCGCCCTTTGCGATATCGCCCTGGAGAAAGCGCTGTCGCGTACCTCCACGTTGCCCGGCCTGGTCTGCTTCTACGGCCCGTCCGGCTTCGGCAAATCCGTTTCGGCCGCCTGGGTCGCCAATCGCCGCCGCGCCTACTACGTCCAGGCCAAAAGCGTCTGGACCCGCAAGCACACGCTGAAGTCGATCCTGGGTGAAATGGGCATCAAGCCGGCCGGGACCATCCCGGAAATGGCCGACCAGATCGCCGAGGAACTGGCCGCCAGCGGCCGCCCGCTGATCATCGACGAAATGGACCACCTGGTCGCCGCTGGCCAGGTCGAGCTGATTCGTGATCTGTACGAGTCCAGCCAAGCCTCCATCTTGCTGATCGGCGAGGAAATGCTGCCGACCAAGCTGAAGAAGTTCGAACGCTTCCATGGCCGCGTGCTGAGCTGGGTTCCGGCCCAGCCAGTGTCTCTGGAGGACGCCCGCAACCTGGCGCCGGTCTACAGCCCCGGAGTGGCTATCGCTGACGATCTGCTCGCGCACCTGGTGAAGAAGTCCCTGGGCTCTGTCCGTCGCGTCGCGGTTAACCTGGAGCAGTTGGCCGAGGCCGCCACCGTTCAGGGCCGGCGCGAGCTGGAACTGGCCGACCTCCAGCGCCTGAACCTGGAGCTGTACACCGGTGCGGCCCCGAGCCCGAGGACTTCGAAATGAGCCTCGGCAAGAACCCGGCTCACCTCTGCATGGTCGGGGGCAAGAGCCCCCGCCAGCAGATGTGGGAAGTAATCCGGGCCAACCGCGAAGAGTTCACCGTCTACCGCGTGGCGCGCCGCTCCAACCAACACGACAAGACCGTCGAGAAGTATGTCGCCTGCCTGCGCCTGGGCGGCTACGTCGAGGCGATCCGCGGATTCAAGCGCGGCGAAGAGGTCGTTTTCCAACTGGTCCGCGACAACGGCGTCGAGGCACCGAACCTGAACGCCGATGGCAAGCCATCCCAGCAGGGATACACCACCGAGGCGGTCTGGCGGACGTTGCGAATCCTCGGTCCAGCGACCCCGGAGCAGATCGCCGCATCGGTGGCGGCCTCGGGTACGACCGTGTCGCCCAGCACCGTTCAGCGCTACTTCATCGACCTCCAAAACGCCGGATACCTGACCCGCAACGGCCGCCATTACGCCCTCAAGCCAGGCCGCTACACCGGCCCTCGGCCGCCCATCGTCCAGCGCGAGACGCGCCGCCAGGTCTACGACCCGAACCTTGATCAGGTCATGTGGAGTTCGCACGGCGAGTACCAGCACAACCGGAGTCGCTCCAAGAAATCAGAACAGGAGGTGCCGCCATGCGCCGAACACTGATCCCCATCGGCATCTTCCTGGCCCTCGGCCTACTGCTGATCCTGGCCGGTGATGCCCTGATGCTCGGCCGCCGCCTCATTGCCTGGCAGTGGGGGTGCTGATGGAACGCGCAATCGATCTGTCGGCCTGGGGCGAGCGTCCGCCTGTCTTCGTCCAGCTGCTCGCCGCTGAGGTGGCCCGCAGCAGCCAGACGAAAGCCGGCGAGGCAATCGGCATGAGCCGTTCGACCGTCAGCACCATCCTCGCCAACCGCTACCCGTCGCCCTCGACGATCCGCGTCGAGCGCCGCGTCCTGGCCGCGCTGAGCCGTATTGAGTGCCCGGCCTTGGGCGAGGCGGTGACCTCGGTCGAGTGCAGCGAGTACCTCCAGCGGCCGGCGCCGCTGAACAACCCCGTCGCGATGCGCTGCTGGAAAGCGTGCCGCGCCTGTCCACGCAACCCGCATACCGCCCCCATGAAACGAGAGGAACAAGGCCATGAGAACCGCATTGCCCTTGAAAGTCTTGACGCCTGACTTGGCCCTGAGCCTGCGCACCTTCAACGATGCCGCCCGGTTGCTCCAGCGCATGGGGGTTCGCCTTCATCGCCTGGAGCCGACAGAGGGGCGCGTGACCATCGCCGCAGATGACGCCCGCCAGCTCCTGGAGAAGGGGCTCCTGCTGGGTTTCCAGCGCGAGGCCTCGGCCGGCAGCACCCGTTACATCACCCGCTTCCAGGGCATCACCCTGGCCTGGAGCGAACCGATCAGCTACCGCGACTTCGCCGGCAGCAAACCCGTAATTCACTGAACAGGAGAACGCCAACATGGCACCGAAGAAACGTCTGAAATCCGCTGCCGCCGTCTACGTCCCGCAGACCCGCGAGCAGGTCATCAGCGATATCAAGAACATCGGCGACCTCCAGCGCGAGCTGGCCCGTCTGGAAACCGCAATGAACGATGAAATCGGCCAGATCACCGAGCGCTATTCGGAGCCGGCCGAAGACCTGAAGAAGCGCCTGGCGGTCCTCCAGGGCGGAGTCCAGTCCTGGTGCGAGGCCAACCGTGCCGAGCTGACCGACAACAACAAGGTCAAGTACGCGAACCTCACGACCGGCGAGGTCCAGTGGCGCATCCGTCCCCCGTCCGTGACTGTGCGCGGCGCCGATGCGGTCCTGGAGCTACTGCGCAGCAAGGGGCTAATCCGCTTCATCCGCACCAAGGAAGAGGTGAACAAGGAAGCGATCCTCAACGAACCCGAGGCCGTCCAGGGGCTGCCGGGGCTGACCCTGAACACGGGCATCGAAGACTTCGCCATCGTGCCTTTCGAAGCGGAGGTGCAGTGACATGGCCGAGGAAATCAGCATCGACACCATCATGTCGCAGGCCCAGGTATTCGCCAGTGCTTGGGCGCTGGTCGGGGGCACATTCGACGACGGCCACGCCATCGAGAACGCTGAGGAAGCCAAGGCTGAACTGCGCGAAATGCTGGAGGACTTCTGTTCGAACACTGACCTCCTGCGCGTGGCTGAGCTGCTCACCTCTTGGCACCAGAACGGGATGGGCAAGATTGATCAGGCGCTGAATGCGCCGGATACGGCCGAGGTTCGGATTGGCTCGGCCAGGCTCACTGGTTCCCAAGCCATCGGCTTCCGAATCGGCCTACGAGTGGCCCGCCAGTGGCTTGGCACACTCCCGCTATCGCTCACCAAACAGGAGGTGTGACATGGCCCGCAACCGCGCGCAACAGCTGTGCATCGTCACCTTGGACTATCAGCGCTTCCTGTTACCCCAGGCTGATGCACTCAAGCTGATAGACATCATGAGTCGAGCCGCAGAGGTTCAGGCCGACTACGCCTCTGGAGCTGGGTTCAAGTACACCGTCGGCGAAGTGCCGGAAGTCGAGTTGACGATAGTACGCCCCAGTCAATTGGTCATGCCGCAGGCCGAGCCGGCCCCAGCTACACCACGCGCTCGCCGGAAGTCTCCGGCCCAGGTCACGCACGATGCCATTCGGCTGCTGGAGGGGCTCTGATCATGACCAAGACGTTCGCCATGTGCCGCATCGACGGCCTGATCGAGCTGCGGGAGGAACACCCAGGCGAGGGCTACTTCGCCCTTGCCGTGGGCGACTTGGCCAGCGTGCGGGCGGCGGTCTTTGCAACCGCTGAGCCGCACCAGGTCGGCAAGAAAGTCGCCCGGCGCGTGCCGGGTGTGAGCCCCGACGCCACCGACCGCGAAAACCTGGGCTCCATCGCCCGGTACATCCAGACCCTGGGCCAGCAGGATCGGCCCGGCTTCCGTGCGCTGGGGGTGTGAAATGCAGCAGTCCAACCCCTTCAATCACCCCGGACAGAGCTACGGCGCCGTAGACGTCGATAGCCGACTCCGCGCCGTTGCCGGCTTCGACCTGGAGCAATGCCGCGCCGCGCTCGCGGTCACCGGCCTCCAGAAGATCGTCGAGCAGAAAATTCGCACCCGCATCCGCCAGCTGGAAAAGCAGGCATCCGCACAGAAGGAGGCATAGCCATGGCCGTATACACCATCACCCTAAGCGACACCGAAGGCGGAATAGATTTCTCCATGCAAGGCCCGCCGCTGCACGACTCCGAAGCATCGAAGATCGCCTACGCCCTTATGCAATCGACCATGTCCCTCGGCCGAGAACTCGCAAAGCAGAACGGAGTTGGTAACGCCGTTTCCTGCGCCTGCGACGAGTGCCTGGCACGGCGCGCTCGCGGTGAGGAACCGCAGCAGGAAATCCACTACACCACGGCCAAGAACCGCACCGTCCACTGAGCGAAACCGCCCCGGCCTGGCCGGGACGGTCTGCCGGACGTGGTGGTCCGGTACTGATGAGCAGCCACCCATGACGAACGAAACCAAGACAGACCGCCAGCGCCGCCTGGCGCGGGAACGCCAACGAGCGAAGCGCGAGCGCGATGCCCTGCGCCGCGCTGCGCTGGGCGGTCGCCGCTTCAACATGGACATGTACCAGGAACGGCTGATGCACTCGATCTGATCTGCGCGGCCGGTGGCTTCGCCGAGCCGGCCGAGGCGGTCACCTTGCTCCTACACAACGTTGCCGAAATTGCAGAACGTGACGCGTCACGCTTTGCCGAATTGATCCAAAAGAGAAGCCATCCAGGGAGGACCAAGCGATGAGCCTACGCGCCGTCAACCTCGCAAAAATCCACATCGCCAAGGCCCAGCTGGGCATGGACGATGACACCTATCGCGCATTGCTCGCTCGCGTCGCGGGCGTGCGCTCGGCCAAGGACTTAGGGCCGCGCCAGATTGACCAGGTACTGGTCGAACTCCAGCGTCTGGGCTGGAAACCGAAGAGCAACCGGCAAGGCCGGGCGACGCCAAAAGTGCCGCAAAACCGGCAAACCGTGCTGCGCAAAATCACCGCGCTCCTGGCCAGCGCCCATCGCCCCTGGAGCTACGCCGACCATATGGCCCGGCGCATGTTCCAGGTCGAGCGGGTCGAGTGGCTGGACGACAGCCAGCTCTACCGGCTGATGCAGGCGCTTATCATCGACAGGAGCCGCCATGGCCAGGTCTGAGGTGGATCTTCGGGAGGTCCAGGACATGCTGCCGGATACCGTCCGCGACATGGCCGGACGCATCGGCCTGCCGGCCACGCTGGTGGTAGTCGAGCAGCTCGGCGGCACGTCCTGGCGGATAGCCGAGGGCCGGGCGCGGAGGGGCGAAGCGCGCCGGGCTGCGCTGGCCGAGCTGGTGGGCAGCGACATCGAGGAGCAGCTCCACACGCACTATCGGGGCGAAGAAATTTACGTGGCTCGCTGCCACAAGGCGCTGGTACGGTGGCGCGATCTGGAGATCGTCGAGCGCTTCGAACAGGGCTTGCGTGACGGGCAAACCGCCCGTAGCCTGCTCAGCGATCTAGCCCGCCAATACAACTTGTCCGACCGCTGGATATGGGAGATTGTCAACCGGCCGAGCGAGCCGGCACCGCAGCAATCCACCCTGTTCCACTAAGCCGGGGCGCAACGCCCCGGCCGGCGTCTCCGCGCCGACCCTGTCTCAGCCGTTGAACCCCTTCCGCTAATCCCGCGTCGCACTCACCGCCACGATGGCGGCATGAGCACATCTAGCCCCCCAACGTCTCTACGCAGCCCCCGCGACTACGCCGCCGCCATCCTGGCCGAGCCCAGCCGCGAGCGTCGTAACGCTCTGCTGGAAGCCTGCCCGGTCAACTGGCAGCCACTTGTTCGGGCGCACGTCGAGGACGCCTTCGCGAAGGTCAAGGCGTATCGCCAGATGATGGACCACCGCGCCGAGTCGATCCGGCGCGGCCCGCCTCCAGCTCCCCGCGTCACCGACACCGATTTCCGCATATCCAACTACACCAAATCCGCCCCGGAGGTAGGCAATGCGCACCTATCAGCAATTCGGGCAGCGCTCGCAACGGAAGCACCAAATGCCTGATCCCGCATCCACCTCGGCCGGCAGCGCCGCGCTGCTGAAAATGTTTGGCATCCATATCAGCGCGGGCGCCCTGGCCGCCGCCCTGGGCTTCCTGGTCCTGTGGCCCAGGACCATGAAAGAGGGGTTTGCCCGGCTGTTCTGCACCATCGTCGCGTCCAGCGTCTTCGGCCCGATCCTGGTCGTTTACCTGCACTCCAACCGCCCCGAGCTGTTCGAGTCCGCCCAGGTGGTGGCCGGGCTCTACCAGTTAGAGCCGGCAGTCGGCCTGCTGTTCGTTTCCGCTCCGCTCCTGGTGATTGCCGGTCTGCCCGCCTGGTGGCTGATCGGGGCGGCCCTGCGCCTGTTTGAGCGGGACGGCGATTCATGGCTGGGCGCGTTCGCCCAGTGGGTAAAACGCAAACTGGAGAACACCTGATGGCCCTTCAACCTCGCGGCATCCGCAACAACAACCCCGGCAACATCGTCTGGTCGGCACGCAACAACTGGCAGGGCCAGCTCCCGCACAACCCGAAGGTCGAGCCGCGTTTCGCCCGTTTCGATACCGCACATAACGGAATCCGCGCCTTGGCAAAGCTGCTGCTGAACTATCGCAAGGTCCACGGCCTGCGCACCGTCGAATCGTTGATCGCACGCTGGGCGCCGTCCAACGAGAACGACACCCGCGCATATGCCACGGCCGTGGCCCGAGCCATGGGGGTTCCACCGCAGGCCGGCCTGCACATGGACCAGGACACCCTGGCCGCCCTGGTGACCGCGATCATTCGGCACGAAAACGGGCAGCAGCCCTACAGCGCCGAGCAGATCGCCCAGGCCGTGCGGGAGGTGCTGTGATGCACGCCTGCGGTTGGCAGCAACTAAAGGCCGCACTCTGGTTGGCGTGATCCTGATCGAGACCGGCCTAGCCCTGGTGCGGGCTGGTACCGGGCTGCTGCCGAGGTCTTCCGAATGACCTGGGCCTCGGCTTGGCCCTGGCCCTGTTCCTGGTGATGGTTGCGACCAGCGCCTGGTGGAGTGGTCGCGTGGCGGGCCTGGCCGATGGGCGCGCCGCCTGCGCCGACGCACAGACCCGCGCCTACCGCGACGTCCTGGAGCAATCGGCGGCACAACTGAAGGCGGTCCAGGACACCAGCGCGGCTCTTTTCCAGCGCCTGGCCCAGCGGGCCGACAGCGACCAACAAACTACTCGGGAGCTTCGCCATGCCCTGGCCGAAACCGCTGCTGATCGCGCTGCCTGCCGCTTTCCTGCTGGCGTCATGCAGCAGCTCGAAACCGCCCGTCAACGTGCCGCCCAGGCCACTACCGGCGGCCTTGGCTCAACCGTGCCCGACCCCGGTGGCGGTGACTGATGACAGCCCCGATGCCACCGCAATTGCCTCAAACAACTCTACGACCAATACGGCCTCTGCGCCGGACTGCACTGGGACACCGTGCGGCACCTTCAAAAGGACTGATCCGATGACCGAAAAGAAAGCCTCTCCCGAGTTCGAACTGCTGCAACGCATCGACGGCCGCCTGGAGCGCTTCGAGGACCGATTCCCGCAGATCGAGCGTAAGGCCGTGCTGTACGGCTCGGCGGCCGGCGCGCTGGCGGGTGGCCTGGTTGCCTGCGGCCTGCTCGCGGCGCGTATCAAGCTCGGTATCTGAGGTAGTCATGGCGCACCCGAAGGAAACCCGCGACGCCCTGCGCCGCGCCTACGTCCTCGACCGCCAGTCCCTGGAGGTCGCGGCCGCCATGTTCGGCGTCTCCTACGGCACCGCCCGCCGCTGGAAACAGCAGGCGGAAGCCGAGGGGGACGACTGGGACAAGGCGCAATCGGCGCAGTTGCTGGCCGGTGGTGGGCTGGAGGACGTGGCGCGCCAGGTGCTGGCCGGCCTGGTGACCCAGTTCCAGGCCACGATGGAAGCCATCCAGGTAGACGCGGACATCAAGCCCGCCGTGAAGGTGCAGCTGCTCGCCAGCCTGGCCGATGCCTACAACAAGACGGTCAGCGCGTCCAAGCGCGTTCTGCCCGAAACATCAGCGCTGGCCACCGCTATGGAGGTGCTCCAGCGCCTGGCCAGCTTCATCCGTGAGCGGTTCCCGCAGCACGCCCAGGCATTCGCCGAGGTGCTGGAGCCGTTTGGAGAGGTGATTGCGAAGGAGCTGGGCTGACCAACCTATTCGCTGAAGGGGTCGTACCGACTGACAACCACGGGTCCGCTATCAGGAATCTTTTCGACATGAACAACAGAATTGCAGGGGTGACATTTCAAGGCCTTGTACCAGCCATCATTGCAAGGCTGAAGAATGGTCTTGATTCCTTTTTGGTAGCAATCGGCACATATGTGATGCAGAGGTTCGGTGCCTTGAACCTCTGGCTTTATGCGATACACAAGTCCACCCGCTTCCGTCTGGTGGAGCTGGTAGCGCTCTTTCTCCTGTTCCCAGCGTTTGAACTGAGCAATTTCGGCTTCCAGCTCGCCTATGCGGCGGGTCAGCGTCGTCTGATCCGCATGGGCGCTGTTCAGCTGGGATTGCAGCCCGAGCAGCACGCCGTTCAGTTCGACCACCTTGGTCGTTACAGCCGCATCCGTCTTGAGCGTGAGCATGCTCTGCGTAATGTCAGTGGCCGCCTTGATGCCGCCGTAGGCACCAGCAATCCAGTCCATCATGACCAGGTTCCTTCTGGGGAGAAATCGACCCATGAAGGGTAGCACCAGAGACTTCCTGGCGGATATTGCCCAGCTCGCGGGGGAGTTCCGCCGCCAGATCGAGGCCGAGGTCGCAGGCTTCGACCCCGACCCGAAGGCCAGCGCCGTCCGGCGTGAACGGGCCAGCGCGGACTATGAGTATTTCGCCCGGACCTACTTCCCGCACTACGTGAAGCGCGGTAACGCGCTGCTCCACGACTACCTCTACAAGCGGTTGCCCGAGCTGGTGGACCACCCGGACGGCCAGCACGAAGCCATTGCGGCGCCGCGTGGTAATGCCAAGTCCACCCTGGTGAGCCAGATATTCGTGATCTGGTGCGTACTCACCGGCCGCAAGCATTACCCCCTGATCATCATGGATGCCTTCGAACAGGCCGCCACGATGCTGGAGGCGATCAAGGCGGAGCTGGAGTTCAACCCGCGCCTGGCCATGGACTTCCCCCAGGGCGCCGGCAAGGGCCGCGTTTGGCAGGTCGGCACCATCGTTACGGCGAACGATGCCAAGGTCCAGGTCTTCGGCTCCGGCAAGCGGATGCGCGGCCTTCGACACGGCCCGCACCGTCCTGACCTGGTGATCGGCGACGACCTGGAGAACGACGAGAACGTCCGCAGCCCGGAGCAGCGCGACAAGCTGGAAAACTGGCTGAAGAAAACCGTTCTGTCCCTCGGCTCGGCCGACGACACCATGGACGTGATCATCATCGGGACCATCCTTCACTACGACTCGGTCCTGTCGCGCCTGCTGAAAAACCCGCTGTGGAAGCGGCGCAAGTTCAAGGCGATCATCGAATGGCCGCACCGCATGGACCTGTGGGAGAAGTGGGAGGAACTTCTGCTCAACTCCGACGACGAGGGCGCCGCCGCTCTGGCCTTCTACCAGGAACGCGCCGCCGCCATGGAGGACGGCGCGATCATCTGCTGGCCGGATGGGCAGCCCTTCTACAAGCTTATGGTGAAACGTGCCCGCGATGGGCACTCGGCGTTCGACTCGGAACAGCAGAACGACCCAGTCCAGGGCGAGAACGCCCCCTTCGCCGCCTGCATCACGTTCTGGGTCAACCGCCTGGCGCAGTGGATGTTCTACGGCGCGTGCGACCCGTCCCTGGGTAAGCAAGGTTCCAGCCGCGACCCCAGCGCCATCCTGGTGGGTGGGTTCAACCGGGAGACAGGCGTCCTGGACGTGGTCGAGGCCGCCATCCGCAAACGCCTGCCGGACAAGATCATCGAGGACATCATCGCCATGCAGCGGGCCTATCACTGCCTGGTGTGGGGCGTTGAGGCGGTCCAGTTCCAGGAGTTCCTGCGCACCGAGCTGGTGAAGCGCTCCGCCAAGGCTGGCTGCCCAGTACCTGCCCGAGCGATCACGCCACACGCCGACAAGCTACTGCGCATCGAAAGCCTCCAGCCGCACATGGCCAACGGCCTGATCCGTCTGCATCCAAGCCAGACCGTCCTGGAACAACAGCTGCGCCACTTCCCGGCCGCAGACCACGACGATGGCCCCGACGCCCTACACATGCTCTGGATGCTGGCCACGACGGGGTTCGCGCCGATAGAGGCGACTTTGGTCAAACGCCGGCATGAATACGCGCCCGGCCTTGACGATTCTTTTGACACTGGCGGCCGCTTCGGCGGCGCATGGTAGGTACAACACATGGCACAAATCGTTGACGTCTACGGCAACCCGATCCGAACTCAGCAGTTGCGCGAGCCGCAGACCTCGCGCCTGGCCGGCCTGGCGAAGGAGTTCGCCCAGCACCCGGCCAAGGGGCTGACGCCGGCCAAGCTGGCTCGCATCCTGGTCGAGGCCGAACAGGGCAACCTCCAAGCCCAAGCCGAACTGTTCATGGACATGGAGGAACGCGACGCCCACCTGTTCGCCGAAATGAGCAAGCGAAAGCGCGCAATCCTTGGCCTGGATTGGGCGGTCGAGCCCCCGCGTAACGCCTCGGCGGCCGAGAAAGCCGATGCCGACTACCTGCACGAGCTGTTGCTCGACCTGGAAGGGCTGGAGGACTTGCTGCTCGATGCGCTGGACGGCATCGGCCACGGCTACAGCTGCATCGAGCTGGAGTGGGCGTTACAAGGGCGCGAGTGGATGCCGCTGGCGTTCCACCACCGACCGCAGAGCTGGTTCCAGCTCAACCCCGAAGACCAGAACGAGCTGCGGCTGCGCGACAACAGCCCGGCCGGCGAAGCCTTGCAGCCCTTCGGCTGGATCATTCACCGGCCGCGTGCGCGCTCCGGCTATGTGGCCCGCAGCGGCCTGTTCCGCGTGCTGGCCTGGCCGTACCTGTTCCGCCACTACGCCACCTCCGACCTGGCGGAAATGCTGGAAATCTATGGCCTGCCGATCCGGCTGGGGAAATATCCGCCAGGTACTGCCGACGAGGAGAAGGCAACCTTGCTGCGGGCCGTTACCGGCCTGGGACATGCTGCCGCAGGGATCATCCCCGAAACCATGGCCATCGACTTCCAGCAGGCCGCGCAGGGTAGCAGCGAGCCGTTCCTGGCGATGATGCGGCAAAGCGAAGACGCCATATCCAAGGCGGTCCTGGGCGGCACCCTGACCAGCACCACCAGCCAGTCAGGCGGCGGCGCTTTTGCTTTGGGCCAGGTGCATAACGAGGTTCGGCACGACTTGCTGGCATCCGATGCCCGCCAGTTGGCGGCAACGTTGTCCCGCGATCTGCTCTGGCCGCTCCTGGTGCTGAATCGCCCTGGTAGTCCCGACGTGCGCCGGGCGCCGCGCCTAGTCTTCGACCTGCGCGAGCAAGCCGACATCACCAGCATGGCGCAGTCGATTCCGGCACTGGTCAACGTGGGGCTGGAGATTCCCAGCGCCTGGGTCTATGACAAGCTCGGCATCCCGCAGCCTGCCAAGAATGAGCCAGTTCTGCGTTCGGCTGCGCAGCCTGCGATCCTGAGCCGACAGCATGGACAACGGGTGGCGGCCTTGGCCACCATCGTTGGCCCACGCTATGGCGATCAGCAGGCGCTGGACAAGGCGCTGGCTGACCTGCCGGCGAAGGACATGCAAAACCAGGCCAACGACCTGCTCGCCCCGCTCCTGGAAGCGGTCAACCGCGGAGACAGCGAAACCGAACTACTCGGCGCCCTCGCCGAAGCGTTCCCGGACATGGATGACAGCGCCCTGACGGACGCGCTCCACCGGCTGCTGTTCGCCGCCGATACCTGGGGCCGTCTCCACGGCAACCTGGACCGGATCGACTGATGGCCGCTCCGACCGAAGCCGATCTGCGGGCCATCTTCGCCCTGCGGCCGGCCGCCGCTATCGAGTATCTGGAGCGCAAGGGCTTCGCGATCACTTGGAACTGGCATGACGTTGACGCGGCCACCCACGCCCGCGCTCTGACCGTTGCCAGAGCAGCACGCCTGGACGTGCTCCAGGACATTCGCGACGCCCTGGTCGAGAACCTGGAGCGCGGCGAGACGCTACGAGATTTCAAGCGCAACCTGCGGCCGACCCTGGAGGCGAAGGGCTGGTGGGGTCGCCAGGTGGTAGTCGCGCCGGATGGCGGCGCCGAGGTCGCACAACTGGGCAGCCCGCGCCGCCTGGATACCATCTACCAGACCAACATGCAGGCGGCCTACATGGCAGGGCGCTACGCGGCCGCCTACGAAGCCAGGGAAACCCACCCTTACTGGATGTATGTGGCGGTGATGGATGGCGTTACCCGGCCCAGCCATGCCGCCCTGCATGGGAAAGTGTTCAGGTGGGACGATCCGATCTGGCAGCACATCACCCCGCCCAATGGCTACAACTGCCGGTGCCGGATCGTTGCCTTGACGGAGGCCGCTGTCCGCCGTCGCGGCCTGACCGTCGAATCCAGTCAGGGCAAGACCGGCCAGGTCACCGTCGAAACCGGCGTGGACCGGCGCACAGGGGAGATTCGCGAACAGACCCTGACCACCCTGGAGACGACCGACCGGGCCGGGCGGAAGATCCAATTTCGCCCCGATGCCGGGTTCGACGGCAGCCCCGTACAGAGTCACCTGATGGACCAGGTGCTGTACGACAAGGCCGAGCGCACCCTGGGAGCCCCAGCCGCAATCGACGAGGTGCGGGGTGTGCTGCTGGACCCGGTCCGCCAGCGCGCCTGGGCGGCCTTCGTAGATCGCGCCGCGTCCCCCCAGGGGCAGACCATGTCCATCGGCGTGCTCGATCCGACCGATATCACCTACGCCCTAGCCCAGGGCGCCCAGTTGCGGGCCGGCGTGGTCGCCACCAGCGATACCGCAATTCGCAACAGTGCTGTCGCTCGCGAGCAGCTCGCCAGCCTGCCGCAGCGCTTCGCCCAGCCTGACCTGGTGCTGTGGGAGCGCGGCAGCGAGTCGTTGGTCTTCATCGTCCAGGCCGATAGCGCGGCCCTGGCTATCCGTCTGCGCGGCGAGATATACGGGCCCGGCCAACTGGAAAATGTCGGCCAGGTTATGGAAATCACCATGGATAGCATCCAGGATGGCCTGGCGACGGGCCGCTACAGGAGAGTGCGCTAGTGACAACTAGGATCGACGTCGAGCTGGACGACCAGGAGGTTCGCCAGCGCCTGGCGCTGCTGATGCGCTCGGTGACCGATACGCTGCCGGTCATGCGTGGCATCGCTGCCGAGCTGCTCGCGGAAACTGAGTTCGCCTTTATGGACGAGGGGCCGGGCTGGCCGCAGCTCAGCCCCGTGACTGTCGCCGCTCGCGAGGCTAAGGGGCGTGGTCCACACCCGATCCTCCAGGTCACAAACGCCCTGGCTCGCTCGGTCACGACCTGGGCGGATCGCAACGAGGCGGGAATCGGGTCCAACTTGGTCTATGCGGCCATCCACCAATTTGGTGGCGACGCCGGCCGGGGTCACCAGGTCGAAATTCCTGCACGGCGGTATCTGCCTTTCGACGAAAACGGCCAACTGGCGGCCGGCGCTCGGCAGTCAATTCTGGAGATCGTCCTAACAGCCTTGAGCCGAAATCGGTAGTGGCCACTTTCGGACAAGCGGCACATTGTGCCTATTGCGAATTAGGCACAATGTGCCTAATCTAACGTCATGCCAGCCACAACGGCGAGGCGCCAAGAAGGATAGAAGCCATGAAAATCACCAACGACACCACCACCTACGAAGTGGCCGAACTGATGGGTTCGGAGGCTGACGAACTCGATGGACGTATCATGATGGGGCTGCTCAGCCGCGAATGCGTGGTAGACACTGACGACCTGAGCGAGGATCAATGGCTGGCTCTGATCGACGAGTCGCAGAAGGTTCGCCGCGAGCAGTTCGAAAGCGATGAAGCCTGACGCCTCTAACCACAACCCAGACCCGCGCTACCTGCGCGGGCTGCTCAAGAAAGCCGGCATCAGCCAGCGGCGCGCAGCCGAGCTGCTCGGCCTCAGTGACAGGGTGATGCGCTATTACCTGAGCGAGGACATCAAGGAGGGCTACCGCCCCGCGCCGTATACCGTCCAGTTCGCCCTGGAGTGCCTGGCGAACGACCCGCCATCTGCGTGATCACCTGATCCGCCCGCAAACGCGCTACACGCGCCGAAACGGGGTTAGACGCTACCTCGCTCAGAGTCGGTGCGTTAACCCCGTTAGAGCCCCGTTAGAAATCGCTCCAGCGCCATTCTTGTGCCAGGGTTTGGCCAGAAGATGGCGCCGGACGGTTTCCGCAGTCGTTGAACCCCTTCATGTGACCGCTGCTTTCTACCGTCGCCACCATTGGCGGCATGGAAAAGAACCGCCTACTCGTTGCCATCGCCGCCTGCTCGTTCCAGCTTCCCCAGCTGGAGGATGGCAGCGCCTGGATTCAAGTCACTCCAGCTGGTGAGTTCCGGCCCACGGACGGGCGCCCCATGGACGTGCCGGCCTGGCGGATCGATGCCGCCAGCGCCGCCGCCGTGATCGACCGGGCCAGGGCACGCAAGACACCGCCTGTCCTGGACTATGAGCACCAGACCCTCAAGAAAGAGGAAAACGGCCAGCCGGCGCCTGCTGCCGGCCGCTTCCTCGATTTCGAATGGCGCGAAGGCTCCGGCCTGTGGGGCCGTGTCGAATACACCGCCCGCGCCGCACGGATGATCGAGGACGGTGAGTACCTCTACTTCTCGCCGGTCTTCAGCTACGCCCCGGACGGCACGGTCCTGTCGATTCTGATGGGCGCCATCACCAACGACCCCGCCATCGATGGCATGGAGCCGCTCGCCCGCCGAGCGGCGGCCACCTTTGGCCTTTACCCCACCCAAGAGGAAACCTCCGTGGATGAACTCCTGAAAGCCATCATCGAGGCGCTGTCGCTCAAGGAAGGGGCGACCGAGGCCGAAGCCATCGCCGCCCTGACCGCGCTCAAGCCGGCCTTGGACGCACAGGCGGCCAGCCTGGCCACGCTGCGCGAAACCCTCGGCTTGGCCAAGGACGCTAGCGTCGAGCAGATCGCCGCCGCCACCAGCCAACTGAAGAAGGCCGACCCGAGCCAGAAACCCGACCCGGCCAAGTTCGTGCCCTTGGAAGCTGTGACGGACCTCCAGGAGCAAATCGCCGCTCTGACCGCACGCCTCAATGGTGGCGAGCTGGACAGGCTGGTCGGTGCTGCGCTCCAGGACGGTCGCCTGCTGCCCTCCCTGGAGCAGTGGGCACGCGACCTGGGCGGTAAGGACATCGGCCAGCTCAAGGCGTACCTGGACAAGGCCGCGCCGATTGCCGCGCTGACCCGCCTGCAAGGCCGCCAGCCGGAGGGCGACACCCACAACCTCACCGACGCCGAGATGGAGGCCGCCCGTCTGACCGGGATCAGCCCCGCCGACTACGCCAAGGCAAAAGGAGCCTGACCCATGGCCATCATTACTCCGGCGCTGATTAGCGCACTGAAAACCTCGTTCCAGAAGCATTTCCAGGACGCCCTGGCGACGGCACCCAGCACCTACCTCCAGGTTGCCACGGTGATTCCGTCCACCACCGCCAGCAACACCTATGGCTGGCTGGGGCAGTTCCCCAAGCTGCGCGAGTGGATCGGTCAGCGTGTCATCAAGGACATGGCGGCCCAGGGCTACCAGATCACCAACAAGCTCTTCGAATCGACCGTGGGCGTAAAACGTACCGACATCGAGGACGACAACCTCGGCGTCTACGGACCGCTCATGCAGGAAATGGGGCGCGCTGCCGGCGCGCATCCCGACGAGCTGGTCTTCGCCCTGCTCAAGGCCGGCAACGCCAATCTCTGCTACGACGGTCAAAACTTCTTCGACACCGATCACCCGGTCTATCCGAACGTGGATGGCACCGGCACGGCGACCACCGTTAGCAACCTGTTCGCGCCGGCCGCTGATCCGGGGGCGGCCTGGTATCTGCTCGACACCAGCCGCAGCCTCAAGCCGTTGATCTACCAGGAGCGCATGAAGCCGTCGTTCACTTCGATGACCAAGGAAGACGACGAGCAGGTCTTCATGGCCGACGAGTACCGCTACGGCGTGCGCTCCCGCTGCAATGTCGGCTTCGGTTTCTGGCAACTGGCAGCGATGTCCACCGAAGAGCTGAACACGGCGAACTTCGAGAAAGTTTACGACGCCATGCGCAACCAGAAGGCCGACGGCGGCCGTCCGCTGGACATTCGCCCGAACCTGCTGGTGGTGCCGACCACTCTGCGCTCCAAGGCCAAGGAAGTGGTCGGGGTGCAACGTCTGGCCAATGGCGCGGACAACCCCAACTTCGAACTGGTCCAGGTACTCGATACCGCCTGGCTCAACTGATAGCCCCAGACGGAACGCCTGCCAGGCCAAGGATGGCCACCTTCTTCCAGCTACAGGAGACACGACATGGCACGCCAGAACTCTGCGGCCAAGACCACCGCCAAATCCAAGACCGATCCGGCGACCGAAAAGCCCAAGGACGAAGCTCTGCCGGGCTCCACGGATGCCACTTCGTCCACCGCACCCGAGGCGCCCACCGCCAAACCAGCCAGCACCTCGGACGAGATCGAGGGCGTCTTCATTCGGGCCACCGTTGAGCGCCGCTGTCGAGCGGGCTTCTGCTTCGACAAGGAAGGCCAAGGCTTCGCTGAAGGCGTGCTGAGCGACAAGCAGTTGGAGGCTCTGGAGTCGGACCCGCTGCTCAAGGTCGAGCGCTGCACCTTTTCCGGCAACCAGGAGGGCGAGTGATGAATCACGCCATTGCCCAGTTGGACATCGCCGCGCAGATCGCCGAGCACAACGCTCCAATCAGCGAGGCTCAGGGTGACGCCGCTCAGGCCGAGTTGCAGAACCAGGTTGCCGCCGACTGCCGCGAGGCGCTCGACGTCCTGGAACAATTGGAGTCGCCGCTGTGAGCTACTGCACGCTGGCCGACCTGATCGAGCAGTACAGCGAGCAAAAAATCCGCGAGGTGAGTGACCGCGTCAATAAACCGGCCACAACCATCGACACGGTGATCGTGGATCGCGCCATCGCCGACGCCGACTCAGAAATCGACCTGCATCTGCACGGCCGATACCAGTTGCCGCTCGCCAGCGTGCCAACGGCGCTCAAGCGCATTGCCTGTGGCCTGGCCTACGCCAATCTGCACATCGTTCTAAAGGAAGAGAACCCGGTCTACAAAACGGCCGAGCATCTGCGAAAGCTGCTGTCGGGCATCGCCAACGGCAAGTTGAGTCTGGCCCTGGATGCTGACGGCAAGCCGGCGCCCGTAGCCAACACGGTGCAGATAAGCGAAGGCCGCAACGACTGGGGGGCCGACTGGTGAGCGACCCGTTCGACTACCTGTTCCTGGAACCGTTGCTGATCGAGCGTATCCGCTCAGAGGTTCCTGGGCTGGCCATCGTTTCCGGGGTGCCCGATCTGGCGGCCTTGAGTGAGCAGGACCAGCCCGCCCCCAGCGTCTATGTCGTCTATCTCGGCGACGAGATAGGCACCGGAGCGGATCACCAGGGGGGCAGGCGCGCCATTCAGGCTATCGGCCAGCAATGGGCGGTTGTGCTGGTGGTGCATTACGCCGACTCGTCGAACTCCGGCGAAGGAGCGCGCCGAGAGGCAGGACCGCTGCTGGGACGGCTGGTCAAGGCACTGACCGGATGGGCTCCAGCCATCGATGTGGCTCCGTTGGCGCGCAGCGCCCGACAGTCTCCCGTCACCTACGCCAGCGGCTACTTCTATTTCCCCCTGGTGTTCACCGCCAGGTTCGTCTACCCGAGGGTCAAGTCATGGAAACCGTAAAAGTCACGATCACTGCTGAGAACCCCAACCACACCCACGCGGGCAAGCCGGTGGCCAAGGGCGACGAGATCGAAGTCAGCCGCGCCGATGCCGAGTTTCTGCTGCGCCGTCAATTGATCACCAAGATTCCCGCCGAGCCCAAGGCCGACGAGAAACGCGACAAGTAACGCGCAACATCTGATTCCTACGGAGGCCTCACATGGCACAGGAAACGTATTTCTACGGGCAAGGTGAGATTGACGCCGCGCCTATCGTCAACGGCGTCCTCGGCAAATGGCGCTGGATTCAGGATGTCTCGGCCATGAGCATCCAGCTCGCAGTCGAGAAGGTCGAGCACAAGGAAAGCTACAGCGGCCAGAAAGCCCTGGTCCGAAGCTTCCCCATCGGCAAGACCGCCACCGTCAGCATGACCTTGCACAGCATCGACCCGGATAACCTGGCGCTCACCCTCTATGGCAAGGTCGTGACTAAGGCGGCCGGCTCTGTGACGGCTGAGGCGCTCCCCGCCGACCTGGTAGCTGGTGATGTAATCCGCCTGGCCAATCCGGGCGTCAGCGAGCTGGTCATCACCGACAGCGCGAGCAGTCCGGCGCCCCTCGATCCGCAGTATTACGCCCTGCGAGCCGATGGCGCCTACGGCGAGGTCCAACTGCTGGGTCTGCCGACGCCGGCCCCGACCCAGCCGTTCAAGGCGGCCTATGAGTACGCGGCGACTCGCCAGGTGGGCATGTTCACCGCGCCGCAGCCGACCATCGCCCTGCGCTACAAGGGCATCAACCTGGCCGAAGGCGGCGCGCCGGTCATCGTCGAGCTGTTCAAGGTCGCGACCGACCCGCTCCAGGAACTGGCATTGATCAGCGACGGCAACACCGTCGCCGGTATGCAGATCAGCGGCGGAATCCTGCTGGACACCAGCAAGCCGGATACCGGCGACCTGGGCCGCTTCGGTCGCATTATCCAGCTGGGGTAAATCATGGCCAGGAAGAAGCCTGTTAACCCTCGCGGCCAGCCGGCCGACTCGGCGCCCGACGACAGCCTGAGCGTGCTGTTTCCTGACCGTCAGTTGGCGGTCGGGGGCGTCGAGGTGACGGTGCGCGAGCTGACCTTCAGCGAGCAACTGCGCCATAACCACCTGTTGGCCCCGCTGGCCGATGCCCTGGCGGCAGTTCCCCCGGAGCAGCTCGACGGACCTGAGTCGATCAACGTCATCTTCGACGCTCTGGCCCGGCACGCCGACGCGCTGCGCGAGTTGCTCGCGATCAGTTGCGGCCAATCCGTGGACTGGGTGGACGCGCTGCCGGCAGACGACGGCGAAGCACTGGTGTTGACCTGGTGGACGGTGAACAGTGGTTTTTTCGTGCGAAGGCTCTGGCGGCCTCGCCTACTGGCGATGGCATTGGGCAACCGACGCCCTGGAGCCGAGTCTTCTCCGATCTCGTCCGCGCCGGCCACTGCCGCGAAACCCTAGGCACCTATACCGGCCGGCAACTGATTCTGTACTGGAACGAAGCGCAGGCAGCTGAACGGCGAGAACAGGCGCGCCACGTTCGGTCGGTGATGTTCGGAATGGCTGGTGGCAAGGACGCCAGCGCCTTCCTCAACGATTTGGAATCCTGATGGCCACTAATCAGCAACTCTCGATAGCACTACGCATCCAGGCTGACCTGGCTGAAGCGCAGAACGCGCTCAGACAACTAACGGGCAACCTCCAGCAGGTTGACCGGGGGGCGGTGCAGACCAGGAGCGAGCTGTCTGCGATGGGTGGGCAGTTGGACAGCCTTCGCGCACAGGTGCTTGGGTTTGTCGGAGCTTGGGCTAGCTTGAGTGCGCTGGGCGGCCTGGTGACCATGGTTGACCAATATGGGCAAATGGCCGACCGCATCCAGATGGTCACCAGCAGCACGGCCGAATATGAACAAGTGCAGGCCCGGCTGCTGGAGACGGCCAGCCGCACCTATCGGCCGCTGGCGGAAGCCCAAGAGTTGTACATCCGCACCGCCGACAGCCTGAAGTCGTTGCGGTACACCACCGAACAAGCGCTGGACATCACCGATTCGTTTTCCTTCTTGCTGGTAACCAACGCCGCGTCGGCGGACCGTGCGGCGAGCGCCATCGACGCCTACTCGAAATCGATCCAGACCGGCAAGGTCAGCTCTGACGCCTGGCAGTCGATCATGGCCGCCATGCCCAGCCTGGTGAACGCCCTGGCAGAGTCCACCGGCAAGAGCACCGAGGAAATCCGCAAGCTAGGCATCGAGGGCAGCCTGTCGTTGCGCGACCTGAATGAAGGGCTGCGCAAGACCGTGGCGGCGAACCGCGAGGCGGCGGACAACATGGGCACCTCGGTCCAGGACGCGCTGGTCAGCCTGAACAACGCCCTGAGCGCCTACCTGGGCGAGCTGAACCGCACCTATGACATCACCGGTAGCGTGTCCTCGGCGCTGAACGTGCTGGCCGAGAACATGGAGGTTATCGTCAAACTGTTTGGGGTCGCGGCGGTGGCGGGGCTGACCCGCTACGTGGCCAGCCTAACGCTGGCCACCCAGGCGAAACTGGCGGCAGTGCTGGCCGCTCGGGCGCAAGCCGCTGAAGAACTGCGGGCAGCCCAGGCTCAGGTCGCTTCGACGGCAGCGGCAGCGGCCAATGCCAGGGCACAGGCGGGCCTGACGGTGAGCCATGCTCAGGCGGCGGCGGCCGAGGCGGCGCATACCGCCGCGACCCAGCGCCTTGCTGCTGCGCAGTTGGCGGCCGGCACCGCGATGCGCGGGATGCTGGCCGTGATCGGTGGTCCGGCCGGCATCGCGATGCTGGTGGCCGGAGCGGCGGCAAGCTTCTTCCTGTTTCGCGATAGCGCCCAGGCGGTCAAGAGTAGCCTAGATGACCTGAGTGAGCCGCTGGACCAGGTCGTCGAGCGCATGGGCAAGCTGAGCGAGATTGAGCAAGATCGCGAACTGACCCGGCTTTCCGAGCAGATCGACGGATTGCGGCAGACGGCTGTGGAAGCCGCCCGCGAAATGCGAGAGGTGGCCAGCACCGCCCTCTATGGTGCCAGGCTGGATCGTATCCCGTCTGCCGAAGCACAGCAGGCCCTCCAGCCTCTAATCGATGCGTCGGCTGACGCTGCGCGAGGCGTGGAGGTGGACTGGAAGTCGGTGATGGACTCCCTGGCTGCCAGCGGCGCTGTTCCCGATTCACTCAAGCGCAAGCTGCTGGACATGGCGGCTGGTCAGGCAGAGGCAGGCCGTACTGCTACCGAGCTGGGGCAGCGTCATGCGGAACTCAAGGCACGCCTGGAGGGTTCGACTGCCGCCATCAATGAGAACAGCGATGCACTGAGTAAAGGGTCGGACAAGGCAGCCGAGTATATCCAGTCCCTGCGCCTGGCCATCGCCGACCTGGAAGATCCATCGGTCCTGGGCAAGGCCGGCCGTCGCCTCCAGCAGTTCGGGGCCGACCTCAATGCCGAGCAGAGTGCCGAAATACTCCGCCTGGAGACCCTGAAGGCCAATACCGAAAAGGCGGCCCAGGCCCGCGAGGATGCACGGCGCAAGGCTGAATCCAGTGCGCGACAACAAGCCTCCACGGCTGAGCAGTTGGCGAAGAGCCAGGAAGGCTATGTTGCGGGGCTGGAAAAGCAAGCCCGCACCCTGGGTCTCACCAGCGCAGAGGTGCGGGCCTACGAGCTGGCCGAGAAGGGTTTGACCGGAGCCCTCCAAGCTCGGGCAGCGGCAGCACTTGCCGCCCTCGCGGCGGACGAGAAGAAGCGGCAAGCCGACGCCACTGCGCGCACCAACGCCGGACTGGAGGCCGAATATCTGCGGGCGACCGGCCGCACCGTTGACGCGGGGCTGCTGGAGATTCGGACGAAATTTGACGCGATGCGTCGTGACTTCGAAAAGGCGGGCAACGACGCCGGCCTGGCCTGGATCGACAAGCTAATCCCCGTCGCCGAGGCCAAGGTCCGCCTGGATGACGTCAAGCAGCAGATGGACGATTTGCTGGCCGACCAGCAACGGGCCGAGTCGTCCGTTAACGTCCAGCAGGATGCCGGCATCATCAACGAAATGGACGCCCGGCAGCGCATCCTGGACATTCACCGAGCGACCTACGAGAAGCTCCAGCAGATTCGGCCGATCCTAGAGCAGATGGCCCGCCAGCCTGGCGAGGTCGGCCGAGCCGCTGCCGAATCGCTCGCCCAACTGGACGCCGAGGCGGCGCGACTCCAGCAGACCACGACGCTGCTCGAAACCACCCTACGGGACGGCCTCACCAGCGGCTTTACCGACGCCATCAAAGGGCTCGCTTCCGGGACCATGGACTTGCGCGACGCCATCACGTCGCTGGGTGAAGCTGTACTCAATGCCTTGGTGAACATGGCGGCGCAGAACCTCGCGCAGTCGTTGTCCAGCGGCATCATGGGGCTGTTTGGTGGCGGCCAGCAGGACACCAGCATGACTACCGGCGCGGCGGCTGTGACCGCGTCGGCCGGTGCCCTATCGACTGCGGGCGCCTCGCTGCTGACCGGGGCCGCTGCTATCCAGACGGCCGCTGCGTCGCTGGCAGCCGCCAATGGCGTCCAAGGGCTGGGCGCTGCTGCGGGTGGTGCGGGTGCGGCAGGAGCGGCAGCGGGCGGCGGCAGTTGGTGGTCCTCCATCGCCGGCGTGTTCGGTTTCGCCACCGGCGGCCACATCAAGGGACCAGGAACAGGCACAAGCGACAGTATCCCGATTCTGGCATCCAACGACGAGTTTATGACCCGCGCCGCAGTTGTACGACAGCCTGGCGCCCTGGCATTTCTCGAACAGTTCAACCGCTACGGCATGGCCGCGCTGGCCGGCTGGGCGAACCCTGTCCGTCACGCAACCGGCGGACAGATCGGCATTCCCGCTCCCAATCTGCCGGCTCCCGTCCGTGGCGGCGCGAACCTGCCCGAGCCCTCCAAAAACTTCAGTACCTCGGTCGCTAACTCGATCTACCTGCACGCCGTTCAGGACCCCGACCAGATGGCGGCCGAAATGTGGGCCGGCAAGGGCGGCGACCATTACATCGTCTGGCTGAACAAGAACCGCCAGGCCGTCAAGCAAATACTCGGAAACTAGGAATTCATGGCTACTGAAATCGGCACCGCCACGAACCACCAGAACCTGGTCGAGCGCCTCGTCCAGTTCCTCACCGCGAACCCAGACCTGGTCGCGGCTGGGCAGGCCTACGAGAAGGTTTTCGACAACACCATCCCCGCGTCCGGCACGGCCATCGCCGTGCGCCAGGTGACCCTGCGCGCCCCGGGCCTGGGCGGCACCGACAGCATCTACATGGGGATTCAGAGCTACGGCGATACCGCCCTGGACTACTACAACCTTCGCCTGATGGGCGGCACGGCGTTCAATCCTGGAGCAATCCCGCCTGGCGGCGACTACTGGACCGCGTTTGCCAACTACAGTCCGCGGGTTCAGGCGCTGCTGTGGAACCAGCCCATGCCGTACTGGTTCTTCGCCAACGGCCGACGCTTCTGGGTCGTCGTGAAAGTCTCGACGATCTACGAGTCGGCCGGCGCCGGCTTCATCCTGCCACCCTGTCCGCCGTCGCAGTATCCGTACCCGCTTGCCGTCGTGGGCTCCTACCGTGGTGACGTTGCAACTCGCTGGTCAGACGTCAGCGACCGGCACAGAGGCATCAGCAGCCCCTACGAGCGTAGCTGCTATCTCCGCGATCCCGCCGGGCGCTGGCTCGGTTTCACTGTCGCAGGCGGTTCAAGCAACGAGTCCGACTACAACAATCGGACCCTGCTGCCGCTTGGCTGCGGTCGCTATGCGGGTGGTAGCGACACTGTGATCAACCAGCTCCGCGACTCTTTCAGCAAGTTCCCGCTGAAAGCTTTGCAGTTCGTCACCCGCGAAACCGAGGGGCGCCGCTATCTGGGCGATTTCGACGGCGCCTTCTACGTGCCGACGCTCAACTCCGGCGCCGAAGACGTGATTGTCGAGGACGGTGTGGACCACGTCGTTTTTCAAACCGCTTGGCGTAGCGGTAACCCTTGGCTCTACGCGATCAGGAAGGACTGAAATGGCTTACTTCACAGGAACAGCGAACAACCCGGCCGACTTGCTCGCCAAGCTGCGCGTCCACGCCGAGTCGCTCGGCTGGGTCACCGACCGCGCCTCGGCATCGGAATGGCTTTGTCACAACGCCGACGGCTACTGGTCGTTCAACGCCGGTTCCAATCAATGGCAGCTCGCGGGCAATACGGGGTTCGACGACGGGCTTGCGTGGAATGCGCAGCCCGGCAACTCGGTGCAGAACAACCCGTATTCGTCGAAAGAAGCAACCATAGCGCAGCTCAGCGCCGGGCCATTCACGCGCTATCACCTGTTCGCCACCGCTGCCTATCTGCACCTGCACGTCGAAATCGCTGCCGGTCAGTTTCGTCCAGTGATGATCGGCTCCCTCAACAAGCGTGGCGTCGGCTATACGGGCGGCCAGTATGTTTGCGGCTCGTTCCTCTACAGCTCTGGCCAGGCGCTCACAAACAACTGGTCATCGCATCCATTCGATGGTTACCACATTCGATACAGCGGCGGCGGCAGCATGCTGCGGCTAGACAGCCTCGACGGTGGCCCATCGCCGGAGTGGTTGCCGTTCGACTACACAACGAACGTCTCCCGGCGCGTCGTCGGCCCCGGTCGCGGAAACTACAGCAGTCAGTACCATCCCGACGTGGGGCTGATCGACGCGAGCGCAAACGAGCTGAACAGCTCGACCACCCCTGTGCCCTGCGCCATCTATGCGTTCGGCGCTCAGCAGCGCTCGCGGTACGTGGGCGAGGTGCCGGACTTTGGCATATGCAACATGGCGTTCCTCGCGCCTGGCGATCCGCTGGTGATCGGCAGCGACACTTGGCGCGTCTATCCGTTGCTCCAACGCGGAAGCGCTACCGATTTCGGCAACACCAGCGCCTGGGTCGGCTACTGCTTCCGGGTGCTTGAGTAATGGCGACGTTTCCGGGGTTCCAGGTGCCAAAGCCGCTCGTGGGGATCGTTGCCGGCATCACGCCGAATATCGACGCCCTGGAGCTGAACCAGGACATCAGCCTGGCAGCGGTCGCGGCCTCGACCTGGGCCGGCGCCTACGCGGCGCATCAGCCGGTAGAGGTGATCCATTCGACGTACCAGGCTGTCCACCAAAGCGCTCTGGAAGAGAACTACTACAACCGCCTGTGGCTGATCCCTACGACCATGGAGCTGGGCAACGTCGTCAGCACCCAGGTACGACCGGCATCAGTCTGGAACGCTTATTTCAGTCCGCGCACGCTGACCGCCATCGAGCGGGAAGATGCAGACGGCATCACGCTATCCGGCCAGGCGTCGCCGCCGCTGGGTTTTGCCGCCCTGGAGGAACGCACTTGGACCGTCAGCATTGGCACGGACGGCCCGCCCGTCGTCAATGCGCGGATCGTCTGGACGCTCCAGGGCGAGCCGGACCTGGTCCTGGTCATCACCGGCAATCGCATCATCGCCTGGACCTTCGCGCCGGACTGGGGCGACAGCATCGTCGAGCGCCTGAGCGCCTCGACAAATATCCTGCAAAGCGAATCAGCCGTGACCCAGCGCCGGGCTATGCGCCTGGCGCCGCGCCGGGAGTTCGAAGCGAACATGTACGCGGTAGACCGCGAGCGGCAGCTCCTGGACATGACGCTGTTTGGCTGGGGCGCGCGAATTTGGGCGCTGCCGATTTGGCCTGATATCCAACTGCTCCAAGAACCGCTGGCGGCCGGCTCGCTGAACATTCCGTGCGACACGGTCGGCCTCGACTTCCGCGACGGCGGTCTGGCGATGCTGCGCGGCGAGGACGCCTTCACCTATGAAGTCGTCGAGGTCAAGGCAGTGACCGCCGCCGGCCTGGACCTGGTCCGCCCCGTCCAGGCCACCTGGGTAACTGGCTCGCGACTGTACCCGGTGCGCACCGCGCAGCTGACCGAACAGCCCACGCTGACCCGGCTGACCGATACCGCGCAGTCTGCGCGGGTGTCGTTCCTGATAATGGAGCCCAGCGCCTGGCCCGAGGTAATGCCGGCGACGACCTACAGGGGGCGGCCAGTGCTGGAGCAGCGCCCGGACGAAAGCGAAGACCTCACCTCCAGCTATCAGCGCCTGCTGTCCACCCTGGACAACGGCAGCGCGATTCCCCGCGTGACCGACGTCGCCGGCATGGCGCTGCCCGTCATCGGCCATCGGTGGATCGGCATGGGCCGAGCCGAACGGTCGGCGTTCCGCAGCCTGGTCTATGCGCTACGCGGCCAGCAGAAGCCGCTGTGGGTGCCGACCCACGCCGACGACCTGACCCTGGTCGCCACCGTCTCGCAGCTGTCCACCGCGCTGGACGTGCGCAATATCGGCTATGCCCGTTTCGCCAATGGGCGACCGGGTCGTCGCGATATCCGCATCGAGCTGTACGACGGCACCGTCTATCACCGTCGCATTCTCACCAGCACCGAGCTGGACGCCGACACCGAGCGCTTGGCCATCGACGCCGCCCTGGGCCGCCTGGTCGAGCCGACCGATGTAGCGCGCATCTGTTTCATGGCGCTCTGTAGCGCCGCCACCGACGTGGTCGAGATCGAGCACGTCACCGATAGCGAGGGCGTCGCAACTGCCGCCCTGACGTTCAAAGGGGTTCGTGACGATGAGTTTTAACAGCCGCGAAAGCTCGCTTGTGGATGGGCAGCCGGTGCGGCTGTACCAGTTCAGCCGTGGCGCGATCCGCTGGAGCTACAACAGCAGCGACCGGGACATCACCTACCAGAACCAGGTTTTCCGCACCGTGCCGGGCGGCATCACCGACAACGGAATTATCTGTTCCGGCGATCCGCAGTCCGACCAGTTCGTCATCACCGCGCCGGCCGACCTCGATGTCGCGCTGCTGTACAAGACGCGGTCGCCGAGCGGTGCCATCGACCTGGTCGTCTACGACATGCACTACGGCGACGCCGAGGCAGCGGTTTCTTGGGTAGGCCAGATTGGCGATGTGGACTGGCCGACCGTGGATAGCTGCCGCATAACGTGCGTGTCCGAAGACGAACTGATGGACCAGCCCGGCTTGATCGACACCTACTGCCGCACCTGCACGGCAGTCGTTGGCGACCATCGCTGCAAGGTCAACCTCGTTCCGTATCGCGTGACGCTGACGCCGCAGAGCATCAGCGGCTGGGTGATCTCCAGCGGCGTGGTCGCCGGCTATGCCGATGGCTGGTTTACCGGGGGCTACGTCGAGTGGCAGGTGGACGGCGACAACTACGATAGCCGCTACATCGAGCGGCACGCCGGACCCGATCTTTACATCCTGGGCGGCACCGAGGGCATTCCGGCAGGTGGCCAACTGCGGGTCTATCCAGGTTGCGACGGGCTCGCGCAGACCTGCGACGACAAATTCAGCAACCTCCCCAACTTCAGGGGGTTTAACGCGATGCAAGGCAAGTCGCCGTTCGATGGCGACCAGGTCTGGTGAGGTAGGCCATGGACCCGATCACAATCAATCTCGTCATCCTGGCGGCGTCGTACATCCTCTCCAGCGTCCTGGCGCCGAAACCGCAGAAGCCCAAGCCGACCGCCTTTGAAGACATCGATTTCCCGCGCTGCGACGAGGGCGACGAACAGGTCGCCGTCTTCGGTCAGTGCTGGTCGAAGAGCTGGATGGTGCTGACCGTGGGCAACTACAGAACAAAGGCGATCAAGACCAAAGGGAGCAAGAAATGATCGTTACGGCTCAGCACCTGCATACCGTGCCGACCTGGACCACTCGGCAGGGCTACTGCCATCGCCAGGCGAGGGAGTTCTTCAAGCGCCATGGCCTGGACTGGATGGCTTTCCTACGGGACGGCATTGAGGCCGACGTGCTGGTCGCGACCGGCGACGCGCTCGCGCTCAAATTGGTTGAACATGCACGCCAGGAGGTAGCCGATGGGCGCTAAACCGAAGGCGCAGACGGTCGGGTTCGAATACTTTTTTGACATCCATTTCGCCCTGGGCAAGAAGATCGACGAGGTCTGCGCAATCCGCGCGAGCGGAAAGACCGCATGGAAGGGTTCGATCACCAGTAACGGCCAGGTTCGCATCAATGCGCCGGACCTGTTCGGCGGGAAGAAGGGCGAAGGCGGCCTCGACGGAACGCTCGATGTTCTGTTTGGCGAAGAGGACCAGGGCGTCCTTCCGCGCTTGGCGGCCATGCTTGGCGGCCTGGTGCCGGCGTTCCGTGGTGTAACCACTGGGTTCTATTCCGGCCTGGTCACCGCCATGAACCCCTACCCGAAGACCTGGGAAATTCTGCGTCGAGGCGGGAACCGCCTGTGGGACGGCAACCCCTGGTATCCCGAAAAGCAATTTATCTGGCTCGCGGACGGTCAGATCAAAGCGATGAACCCGGCGCACATCCTATATCTCGTCTACACCGGCCGGGACTTCCGGGGACTGGCCCGCACGCGAATGGACGAGGCGAGCTGGCGGGCCGCTGCTGACAAGCTGTATGCCGAGGGTTTCGGGCTGTGCTTTGAATGGACCAGGTCCGACACGTTCGCCAACTTCTGCGAGACGGTGAAATCGCATATCGGCGCTGAGGTTTACCCGAACCGTCAGACGGGACAGATCAGCATCCGGCTCCTGCGGGACGACTATAACGTCGCAGACCTGCCGCTGTTCGACGAGGACAGCGGCCTCCTGGAAATCACTCAGGAGAAGACCGGCTCGACCTCCCTGGCGCCGAGCCAGCTTATCGTGAAATACATCGACCAGATCGACGGGGCGCAGCGCCAAATCATCGTCAACAACAACGCGGTCGCTGCGTCGCAGGGGCGGCGCTCGTCTGAGGAAATCGAGTTCCTGGGCGTGCCTACCGGGGAGCTGGCCGGGCGAGTCGGTGAGCGGGAAATGCGTCTGAAGACAACCGGCCTGAAGCGCTATAAGGGCGTGTTCGACCGCCGCGCCCGTAGCCTGAACCCTGGCCAGCCGATCCGCATCCGTTCGACCCGGCGCGGCATCCCTGAAACCGTCGTTCGGGTCGGCCGGATCGAGGACAACTTCCTCGGCGACGGCAAGATCACCCTGACCGTCGTCCAGGATCAGTTCAATCTGCCGGCGACAACCGGCGTGGCGCCGCCACCACCGGGCTGGATTCCGCCCGACCGGACGCCTCGGGCGATCACTGTGCGCCGCCTGATCGAGGCACCCTATCGCGAACTGGCCGGCGTGATCGATCCGGCAAATCTCCAGCTCCTGGACGTGAGCGCGTCCTACTTGGCCGCGCTGGCCGAGGCGCCGACCAGCCTGTCGCAGAGCTACACACTGACCGACCGCGTCGGCAGCTCTGGCGCGTTCGTTGATCGCGGAACCGGCGACTGGTGCCCGACCGGACTACTCGCCGCCGAGCTGCCGCTGGCGGCCGGTCCGAACGTCGTCACGTTGACGAACGCCAGCCGGCTGGAGGACGTCACTGTCGGCCAGGCCGCAGTCGTGGACGACGAGATAGTCCGGGTCGATGCGGTCAACTACGCCAGCGGCACGGTCACCCTCGCGCGCGGCTGCGCCGATACCGTACCGGCCAAGCATCTGGCCGGGGCTCGGGTCTGGTTCTACGACACGTTCGAAGCTGTGGACGAAACGGTCTACAGCCAGGGCGTGACGCTCCAGGCCCGGCTGCTGACGAACACCAGCGAGGGCCAACTGGCCCCGGCGCTGGCCGCCACCGACAGCCTCACCCTGACCGGGCGCCAAGGTAAGCCGTATCCGCCCGGCCAGTTCCGCATCAACGGCAGCGCGTACCCAACGAAAGTCTACGGGGCGCTGTCGGTGAGCTGGGCGAAGCGCGACCGGATCGGCCAGGCCGACCAGTTGATCGATACCACGGTCGGCAACATCGGACCCGAAGATGGGGCGACGGTTACGCTCCTGGTCTACAGCGGCACGACGCTGAAGCGCACCTACGCCGGCCTCACCACCAGCAGTTGGTCCTATCCACTCGCCGAGGTCATGGCGGATGGCCCGCTCCAGGACGTGCGCGTGGTTCTGCGCAGCGTCCGCGACGGCATCCAATCCTGGCAGCAGCACGACATCACAATCGAACGACACGGCCTTGGCTTCCGCCTCGGCGAGGAACTTGGAGGCGTAGCACCGTGACTCTTTATATGGGACCGAATACCGGCCTGCTGATCAATGGCTTGCCGGGAGAAGGGCATTACAACGATCTGATTCGGATGTGGCGCTGGGATGACTTCCTGCGCCAGCCCGTGGTCAAGGGGCGCGTCGCCACACTGCCCACAACCGGCCAGGCCGAGGGGGACACGTACATTTTCACTGGCTCCGGCTCCAATCAGAACCGCCTGGCGCGCTGGTGGGCAACGGGTGCGACCACGGCTATTTGGGAGTACATGCCACCCAGGCTGGGCTGGCGTGTTCAGGTTGCGAACGAGACGACGCCGAGCGGGCAGGTCAAGACGTATGAGTATTCCGGCAGCGCCTGGGTGGAGCTGGTGGGCGGTATGTCGGACGCGCCCAGCGATGGCAGCAACTACGCACGCAACAACGGGGCGTGGGGGAAGCTTGGAACCGCTGCCGTGGCAGACCTCAACGGCATGCCGTTTCTCAATCTGATGCCCGACAGCGGACGATTCGCCGGCATCATCAATCCGCTGATTCTGCGCTTCACTGGGTCGTTTTCCAGCACGTTCCTCTCGCCGTGGAACGGGGCGACGATTACGGACGGCGGGAAGTATATTTACGACAACACCACAAACGGCGGGACGGCGGGCAACATCAACCAGCGCGTCCAAGATTTGCTAGTGGCGATGGGGCGGCCGAGCGGCAGCCTTGCCCGCTACGGGGTGGAGTTCTATACCGCCCTGGTGACAGCAGGGCCGAACGCGACAACGGGTTCCTCTGGGCTCGACGGGACTACCCGCTATCTTCAAATGACCAACGTATCGCGAGCGCTGTTCATCGCCGATGGATGGAGTACGGCCGTTCTGTGGGTGCGCGCTGAAACCGGATCGCTCCATTTCATGCCGGCGGGGGTTCCGACGACAGATTACCGGATATGGCTAAACGGCGAACCCGTTCTACCGGGGCAGGTACTAACCCCCGCTGATGGGTGGAAGCATGTCCGTCTTTCGAAGCGATCCGCGCAAGGGTACGACAACAGCTTTCCGTACTTCTACATGACTCTAGGCGGGGTTGCGGCTATGGCGTGTCCCGCTTTCTTCGGGGGGCTAGTTGACCCCGGAATCCACTTCGCGCCCATTGCAACAGTCAACTCACAGAGCGCATGACAATGACCAAGAGAGTTCTACTGAAAGGCGAGTTCTTCGCAGAGTGGGCCGGGTCGCTTGACGAAGCCGCAGCACTCGCTGGCGTCCCGGTCGGCGACCTGGCGTTCCATCCCGACGACCTCCTCGCCGAGGTCCAGGAGCTACGCCGCCAGGCCTATCGCACCGAGTCCGACCCGCTGCGCCTGGAGGCCGAGTTTGACGCCATAGCCGCTGGCACCGAGCCGGACCTGGCGGCATGGGTCGCAGCTGTCCAGGCGATCAAAGCGCGGTATCCACTACCTGAATAGGTAGTTGTGATGGCGTTCTCGTTTTTGCCACGTTCCGAAAGTCTGATGTCGAGTAGTAGATAGGAACCTTGGGATGGACGAGGTACTGAGGCAAAGGTTGCGGGCTGAACTACTGGAAGTGGGGTTTCTCAACCAGTGCTGCCTTGATCTCATGGAAAGCATGGAGGCTGAGTTCAGTCTCACTAAGGACCAGCGCGAGTGCATCGAGCAGCTCAGCCGATTTCTACGGGAGGGCATCGGCAAGCTGACCGCTCTGTCTGAACGGGTAGCCGATGGCGATATCGTCGTCCTGTGCTGACCTTTTGAAATTCTTTTGCCGCTGGCGAAACGGTTAGGGCGCGTCATTTATTGCGCAAATCCGCGCCAAATTTCGCGCCGCGCTACAATAACGCCGCTGGCGTTATCCGCCCTACCCGACAGGCAGCGCCGCCCACAAAGTCACTGCGGGCCGTAGGGCGAACAACCGCTCGCGGTTATCCGCCGGAACCTGCATGTCACCGATTGCGCCCTCCCGCGATA